GGATCTCCCGATCCTCGTAGGCGGATGTTCGTCCGCGAACATGCGCCGAAATGGCGTGCGGAAAGTAGATGCCGAGCTCCTCTCGAGCTCTCCTGTCCCACTCGAGAACCTGACGAATCCTCGTCTGAGTGGACAAGACCCCCGTGTTTGCACACGGCTTGGGCCATCTCTGCTTTCCCACTTTGATCTTCTGTGGAAGAACCTTGCGGAACTGTCCCCTCTGGTTAAGATAAATGAGATTGGTACCTATGCTCACGTAGGCACTAATCACACCAAAGGGCACAAAACCATCCCCAGGTTGAGGTTCATTGACAACGCCTGTGAGCAGGCGCTCCCTCAATTTGGACCCGATGGTCCTGTACTGCTTCCGGTTGGACGGCACAGCAGACAGTTGCAAGGTTCTTACGAATCTGGTTGGGTCATGAGGCCCATTGTGTTCAGCGCTGGTACAGAGATACAACTCCCACAAAGCTTTCCTACACCACGTGGGCACCCGAAGGCGCCCCTTGCAAGGGTGTCCAAGGCCGCCCAAGGCAGCAGGAAGCTCTGGAGGTCTCTGCAACCTCGTTGCAATCTTCCGTTGTTTGCGGTAGATTGTCCTTGCACAACGTGCAAGTCGATTGAACGAGGTGGAGTCTACACCAGCACCACTCATGACCCCATTGCCCTCCCTAACGAACTCCTTGAGAGAAGCCGGCCGGAACGGTTCAAGTCCCTCACCCTGTTGGTTCAACAGGGCATAGGCTTCGCAGAACACGAAACCTATCTTCGACCGGTACGTCTTTCCCTCATGGAGCTCGCTCCCTATGTCACGGGCCCTAGTGGCATAGAGAGACACGTTGTCGGGATGAGTGAGAGCTGCCAAGTCATCTCCGCAGATGATTCGGCGAGAACCAAGGTTCTCACTCATCCAATGGTTGAGGAGGCTCAAGATCGAGAACGAACATGGGGTACCCATGAGCGAACCTCGCATCTTCGGGACTTCTACCCGACCATCAACCACGACAAAGTGTTTTCGGCAATAAGTCTGTTCCTCCTGGGACAACGTGGCGAGCTCGTACGACACGTAATGACAATCAGCACCGAGCCCAAGAGACTCTCTGAGCTCGCGGCAGAGCCAGGCTGGAAGTCCAGCAGCCTGGATGCCGTCAATGACAGCGCTGATTGCATCGTGTCCGAACCCGTCCGTAGCACGTGTCAAGTCCGCAGACACAAACACGTGGTTACTACCCAGACCCCCACTCAACCGGCGCAATATCCCATCTTCCGTGTGCGGAGCATACGGCAGAATCGCAGGAACATTGCGGAGAATGGCGGGCCAAAGGACCTGACGCACAAGATCACCTTGAGCGAACAGACTTGCCGGCGGGACGGTAATGATCCTTGCCTTCATCCCAAGCTCGGCGATGACGGAAGCCCGATGTACTACCTTCTGGCCAACCGAAGTGGAGAGCAACTGCATTGTTGCGTACAATGCATCCACCTCGGCGATCTTTTCACCAGGAGAGAGCAATTTCGAGCCGCCATCGCTGCCCAGTCTACGCTCGAGTACCAAGCCGAGAGTGGTGGGTTCGGACAATCCAACACCAGACGACGCAGCTTCTCCATGCTCAGGAGAGATTGCGAGTCTCGAGATGTAAGAATTGTACCCACCCACTGCTCGGCCCGACTCGACCGTAGCGGCGGACGAAGAAGGCAAGGACAACCAGATTCTTTGTTGGAACGCTCCCCGGAGCAGAGAGGTCACGTGTCTGCGAATAGAAGACAACACGGCAGGCCGTGTCACATGACGACTCCGGAGAGTACGCAAATGCTGGGTATACGACTCTACAATTACCGACTCAGGTGCGCTTGGAAGAGCGCGCGCAAGCCTACTGAAGGCAAGCTTGCCCTTTACCGTGAGTCGGTTATTCAACCAATCATAGAGTTGTCTTGGGAAGTGAAAGCACGGAGGCAACCTCCTCCTCTTTTGCTCAAGAGCATTAGCACGGAGAAGGTGCGAGAGCTCCTTCAGAGCCTTCGCGGTCTCGAGCCAGCCGTTCCGAAGAACGGACCTCGAGACCCACTTCCGGACTTCCCAAGCCCCAGCACGTGTTCCAACACCACAGGAGATCAAAGCGCACCAGACAGGTTTCCACAACTGTCTGGTGGCCGCACCAGTTCGACGACTGGGACGCCTCCGACGAGACCCATGGCGTGCTCCTGCTACAAAGGTAGCAGGCGCCTTGGCGCTCTCGGCGGCAGGACCCCTAACCGTCACGTACGGGAAAGAGGGTAGCCTCTTTCCGCGCATGATCC